TTAAAAATATTAATTGAATCAAACCTTTACCAGGAAGACAAACACAACAAGACGGATTTCACATACAAATTAGGTTCGTTTTATTTCGAATTCTTTTCGGCCGACAATGACGCAAAACTTCGCGGGGCGCGTCGTGACGTTCTTTACATTAACGAATGTAACAATGTAACTTGGGACGCATTCACACAATTAGAAATCCGAACCCGTGACAAAATATTTTTGGACTTTAATCCCGTGTCCCGGTTTTGGGTTCATTCGAAATTGATGAATCCAAACAATTCATATTCGTTTATAAAATCAACCTATCTTGACAACGTGGACCATTTGACCGGACAACCGTTGTTGGAAGAATCAATCATTAAATCGATTGAATCGCGCAAACCCGTCTATGATTCGGACGGGAATATTTTGAACGGTGACGAACAATTCTGGAAGGTTTACGGATTGGGCGAAGTTGGTTCGATGGAAGGCGTTATTTTCAACAATTGGGAAACGGTCGATTCAATTCCCGACGTTGGCAAATGGTCGGCGTTTGGTCTTGACTTTGGTTTTACGAATGATCCGACCGCAATTGTTCGCGTCGTGTATCAAGGCGGGGACTTATGGATTGAAGAACTTTGCTTTGAACCTGGATTGACAAACCCGGAAATTGTTGAAAAATTGAAATTGGTCGGAGTTGGAACGCTTGATGACATAATCGCGGATTCTTCGGAACCGAAATCAATTGCGGAAATTCGTCGCGGTGGGTTTCGTGCGTGTCGAGGTGTCAAAAAGGGACCGGATTCAATCACAAACGGAATTGATATTTTGAAACGCTATCGAATAAAAATTCACAAAAAAAGCACTAACTTGATTGAAGAATTTTCGAATTACCAATGGTTCAAAACAAAAGACGGGGAATATTTGAACAAACCGATTGACAACTTCAATCACGGAATTGACGCAATTCGATACGTTTGTTTTGATAAAATTGGAATGAATCGACAAATCAAAAAAGGAATAAAACGAAGAAATTGAATGACAATCAAAACGCAAATACTTTGCAAGGAACAAACCGAACACGATTCAACACCGCGCGAATATTGGGAAAAGTTTGAATTTGATATTCGGTCGTATGTTGCGCATTCCGAACACGATTTCGGATCGGTTTTGTATTTGTCCGGATTGCTTGTTTCGGTTGTGATTAAATTATCTTTTGAAGAATTATCCGAAAAATTACAAATTTTTAATAGTTTTGAAACGATAGGCCTAAACTAAAAGTTTTTGTTTATGGTTTCGGGGGTTGAACGCGTACGGTTCACCCTCGTTTTTAAAATAAAAAAAAATTGTATATTTACAACAAACACCGTTTGGATTTTTAAGGGTAGAAACCAAAAGGATTATTTTTAAACTTTTTAAAAAGAATAAATATGTCTTTATCTTGTCAATGCCCAAATCCAACGGCGATTGGGAACATTCCGGCACAAACTTGTCCGGAAAATTTTAATCAAATTCAAAAATTTGCAATTCAAAGAAGTGGATACACTTTCGACGGTACAACCGGGAAGGATATTACACTTTTGGCGGATTGGCAAACATTAACTTCGGCAACGGACGACACGCACGCGGTTGTTACGCCATTTGTTCACGAAGCAATTATCACGGCCGGTGAAGCAATCACAAACGGTGGGGGTGATAACTCAACGTTGAACGGTGAATCGGAACTTGTTGGAATCAATCCTTCTACATTCACGGGCGTTTTCAAATCGTTATCAAAGGACGTTATCCAAGCGTTATTCGACCTACGTTGTGAAACAAACCTTGTTGTTTTCTTTTTCAACGAAAACGGTGAAATAATCGCCGAAGAAAAAACGACCGGGAATTATACTGGTTTTTCAATTTCTTCATTCTTTGTTGGTGATACTAACAACGAAGGGTTTGCAACAAATGACACTCACGCGGTTTCATACAATTTAAAAAAGGACTGGTCAAAATATCAATCAATTGTAACGCCTGCGGATTTCGATCCATTAACAGACCTTTAAAAAAATGGCGAAAACAATCGAACTAATAGAAAAAAACGGACGTGTTCAAGAGTTTACTTTTGAACACGCCGTTTCTATTTTATCGCTAAAAAATAGCGTTTGGACTATTCCGGCAACAAGTGAATTTGAATTCGTGAACAATGCAATTACAAAAAAACCAGGTTCAACACCTAATCGAAAAAAGACCAAAAAGAAACCTTCTTCAGAAAGCGGAACGTCACCAAAATAGATTAAAATTACACGGTGAAACCGAAATTGAATCTATTCGAACAAATCCGGCCTATGTTGAATTGTTGAATTATGTTGAATCGTTTTTGACACGGGATAAATACAAGCGGTTTTGTGATTTGTTGCGTTTGCCGGTTGTGTCTTTGGAAATCACACAAGACATTTATCAAGAATATTTTAGAATCTTTGAAGGACAAAACCCGTTTTTTAATTATGAGTTTACGAATCCAGATTTTGCGGATACGTTCAAAGCATATTTAAAAAATGGTTTAAAAGATTTTAACTTTTTCAAAACAATCGGTTTTGAACAATTAAAATACTCAATTAATTCAATTTTAGTTGTTGATATGCCGTCCGACGGCGATGGTAATCCTTATTATTATTTTGTTGACGTTTCAAGGGTTGTTGATGTTAAGTCGGACAAAAACGGAACGATTCACCATTTAATTTTCCAAGTTGACGCGGAATCGGTCGCGGTTTACGATTCGGAATCATATCGAATTTACAAAATCAACGGAACCAAAATCATTGGCGAACCGATTGTTGAAAACCTTCACGGTTTGGGATATTGTCCCGCGTCTTATTTTTGGAATAAAAATTTGAAGGGTTCGAACACGGTTGAAAAGAAGTCACCAATTACCGACGTACTTGGTCGCCTGGATAAATATTTGATTGAAGACACGTTCAAAGAATATGCGGACCTTTACGGAACTTTTCCAATTATTACGACATACGAAGAACTTTGTAACTTCGAAGGGTGCGACAATGGATTCATTTCCGAAGATTTCACATACCTTGAAAACGGTATTGAAACAATAAAGAAACGACAAATCAAATGCCCGTCGTGTAGCGAATCGGAAGAAATCGGACCGGGAACAATCTTTGAAATTCCAGTTCCACAAACAACGGACGATCCGAACTTGTCGAATCCGGTTTCAATTATTTCACCGGACACAAAGTCACTTGAATACGTTAAACAAAAATTGGTTGAATACGCGGAAATTATTCGCGAAGTCACAATCGGAACGCGTGGACGGGTTCTTGATGAAAAGCAAGTCAACGAAACACAAATTTTTGGTTCGTTTGAATCGCGTCAAAATATTTTGTTGTCGATTGCTTCCAGTTTCGAAGCAATTCACAAATTCGCGAACGACACGGTTGCGCGGTTGATGTTTGGCGATTCGTTCTTGTCTTCAACGGTTTATTATGGTGACCAATTCTTTTTGAAGTCGGTTGAAACATTGCAAAACGAATACGAAAAAGCTAAGGCAAGCGGGGAACCCGACGAAGAAATTGACCAAATTTATCGTCAAATTTTAGCGACGAAATACAAAGGAAACGACGAACGAATCGAACGCGCTTGGATTCTTTACAACTTAAATCCGGAACCGCACAAGACCGTTGAACAATCGCGCAAATTGGTTGATTTTGGCGCGATGGACCAAACGGATTTTGTTATTAAGTCGCGTTTTAATACTTTTATAGCAAGATTCGAACGTGAACAAACGAACGTTTTGGACTTTGGGCGTGAATTGGATTTTGATGTTAAAATTGAAACAATTTACGACATTTTAAAAACTTACATAAACATAAACAATTCAGAAAATGAAGAAAATTAAACCAAACAAATTGACGGAATGTCAAAAGCAAATTGGAAGTTTCGACGTTGAGGTTCCAACGGAAATAAACGAACACGAATCAAGGTTTTATCACCTTGCATTGGTTGAACAAGTTCACCGTCCGAAATTAATGAAATACGACACGCGGTTGACAATTATCAAGATGAACCAAACGGACTATATCACAAAAATTCAAGGCGCGTCGACAAAAGGTTCAAGCGTGAACGCAATGGCTTTGCTTGGATATACAAACCTTTTTATTTTACACGATCCGACATTCAAAGCACCGGCAAAGAAAAAACCGGCGGTAAAAAAACCAGTTGAACCAAAAGCGGAATAAATGGCAAAAAAGAAAAAAACATACAAACCAAAAACAAAAACAAAAAAATAATCATAAAAACGAGTAATTTATGAACGATTTAACCATTGAACAAATAAACGAAGCGTTTGAGAATAACGCGGAACTGAAGAACGAATTTTTGAACAATTACAGAAATTCGGAAGAAATGCGAACTTTGTTGAACAATCACGCTAAAAACTATTGGGAATCAAAAATCGGTGACGAAATCGGAAAAGTTCACGGCGGTTACGACCAGGACTTCAAGGAAGTTTTAGGCGTTGAGAAACCGCAAGGCGTGAAATCTTACACGTTTTGGAAGGAACAAGTCGCAAAATTAAAGGAAAACGCAAACCCGGAATTGTTGAGCGAAAAAGACCAACAAATTGCGGAATTGCAAAAAGCGGTTGAACAATCGGCCGGTTCGGAACATTTCAAATCTTTGTACGAAAAACTTCAAAGTGATTCGGAAACAAGAATCGCGGAATTGAACGAACAATTGAACCAGTTCGAAAACAAATTCAGAACGAACAAAATTGAATCGTTGATTAATAAGTCAATGAACGGTTTTGAATTTAATTCGGATTTACCCGAAGACGTTAGAACAAGTTTTGTTGACGGAATTGTTTCGAAACTTATTGAAGGGGCAAAAGTTATGGAAGACGGAACGGTCACTTTTTACGAAAACAACGAACCGATTTTGAACCCGAAAACATTGGCAAAAATGGAAGCGGGCGACATTTT